GAATGTAGTAATACTTCTAGGATTAACCTTTTGAGTTACTAATTCTGGATGCATAAGTAAAAAGTTTATACAACGATTATCCATACCAACAGATTCTGCCCACTTTGCCCATACTTTCTCGTCAAACTTTAGATCTACAGAAATAAAACGAGTTTGCTGTGCAACATCTAGACTAGTAACATTATAGTCACCATTGTCAGGATTAGTAGTAAGAATTACATGCCAGTTTTTAGGTAATTTCCAAGAAACATACTCTTGTCTATCGCATATTTCCATAACTGCTTGCATAAATCTGTGGTCAGCTCTTGTAAAGTCATCTAGTATTAGTATACCACCGTCTTTCTTTCCTTGAATCCAAGCAGGTTTAGCATGAGACATTCTTTTGTCTATAACTTTGTAACCTTTCTCGCTAGCAAGACTTATTTCTTGTTCTGTTACCCACAGTACTTTGCCTTCAGAATTTTTAACTTTAAATTCTTTAACAGGAAATCCTATTAAGTCGCCTAATTCTTCTAGCTGTGATAAATTTAGTTTTTCTACTTGTAACCCTAATTCTTTACCAAGCTGTATAATAGAAGAGGTCTTACCTAGTCCTGCATCACCTGATACATTTATTGTTACGGGAGTCAATCCTTTCTTTTGGATATGCTGATTATTAGTAATCATATGCTTTACGAAGTCTCCCAATTCTTCTACATTTAGTTTAATTTGACTCATTTTAATTTTTTTAAAGTTCTAGTTTAATGACTCTCCCTGGTAGAGATTCATTCATTTCGGATCTTTCTGATAAGACCCACAAAATATTCTTATTTGGTGTCAGAGAAGTGCTACACTCTCCGTCAGTAAAATAAATAAGGCTTGTAAATTTTGGATTCTCCATGTAATATTTTAACACGGGATCAAACTCTGTTCCGCCTCTTCCTGCAATTTCTAATTCAAACTTTCCTTTGTACTCAGTTATACTACGAATTTTAGTATCGCATTGAACGATTTCTATATCTACACCTGATTTATAGATGTGATGTATTTCGTTCATAAACTCTTCTAACTCTTCGTTGTTTACTGATCCTGAAGTATCTATTGCTAGCAACATCTTTTGTCGCATCTTAACCTTCATTCCTGGATTATCTTCAAACCTAACGTTGTATTTTCTTCTTTGTTTTTTAGTAAAAATCTTAGTAGAAATTCCCGTAAATCTTCTGATAAATTTTCTCCAATTGAATTTAGCTTTCTTTACTTCTGAAAGTGTGATTATGTCTTCTATTTCTCCAGGAACAGTTCCTCTTGTCTTTACAGTTTGTTCTTTAGCCTCTTTTAAGATTCTTTGTGTCTGACGTTCTATAAGACTTTTTTCTATCTCCGAAAGATCTTCAAATTCTTCCCACCCTGAATGATCAGGGCCTTGGCTATCTAGCATTTTATCAAACTCAGGAGAACCTGACGTACCATTGTTTTCTTTATCCTCTTTTGCTTGACGCATCTTGTCGTAGTAATATCTACAACCTGCTTTACGTCTAAGATTTAGTTCAGGATAATTGTCAATGTCTACACCTCCTTCAGGTAACCATGATTTATTTATGTACTGATTTATTTCACAGTCCATAGCGATGTTTGCTAGCTTTCTATCTGAAAATTGAAAGAAAATTCCTAAGTGTTGAAATGCAATATGTAACAACTCATGCTTTAATAGGCCTATTTGTTTATCTGCGTCTAACTCTTCCCAAAAAGTAGAGTTAATCATTAGCTGATAATTGATTCCTTGTTTACCTACGCATGCTGTTGGTATTTTGTCACTCCATAACTTATTTAACATAATTAAAAAGAACCCGTAATAGGGCTCTTGCAACATAAGACTTTTACTAGCCTTACTTAATGATTCTATTTTATTCATATAGCTATGTCATTAGTTGATTAAATATTTTTTTAGCTTCGTTTGCTCCTACTTTCTTTACTAAGTCACTGAAGTCTGTTACTCCAGGTAACTCAGGCATAAAGAAATAAGGAGTCTGATATCTTCTACTAAAATCTTCTGATAAACTTTTCCCTGCTTTATCATTATCAAACAAACATACTACTCTTTCAAACCTAGATTTGTATTCGTCCATAACAGAAACTTTCATATTGACAGATTCTGATTGTAAACCTACACTAGGTATTTTCATTACATCTCTTAAACTCATAACGTCTTTTAAAGACTTAGTAATTATAAGAGTCTTTCCTTTATTAGGAAGTTTTGTGTATCCTTGATGGACAGAGTAATTTGCGTTGTTGATCCATTTAAACTTTTTGTTATATGGCTGATAAATTTTATAGGAAACAGCATTATCTTTTTGTTCTAGGTATGCATATGCATACTTATCTACAGGTAAAGCATTACCGTTGTAAAAAACATAACTTATAGGTATTACATTAAAAAGATTTAAAGTTTTCTTGCTAATTCCAAAAGCTCCCCAAAATTTAGCATCGTGTTTTTGCCACAATCTGCTTTTGATTCCTATTTTAATAGGATTCCTTTGTATTACTTTCTTAGCAATTACTACCTTTTTCTTTTCTATATCTATTGTTGTACCTGGCCCTGTTAGATCATAGGCAATTCGCCAAATAGCTTGCCCATAATTTAAATTAAATAATAGACTTACAAACTTTACAACATCGCCTGTATCTTTAGTGGCAAAGTCATAAAACATTAATGTACCAGAACCATCTCTATGGTAATAATAACCAAATGACGGTACATTGTCTTCTCTAAGTGGACTACATATGTTAATGTTTAGTACTACAGGTTCCCCCGTATAAAAAGAATAGATATCTTCCTGCTCTAGGCAGGAAAATAAATCTACTCTTGATAAGCTTTCGTTATAGATAATAGAGTTTAAGTCTATTTTTCCCATAATAAAAAAAGAGGAGGATTTCTCCCCCTCTTATGTTTTTAGTGATTACCAATCTGCTTCGTCATCTGCAACGACAGCGTTAACTTCTCCTCCAGTACTAACTGCATCTTCTACAAGACGAGTCATACCATCTAAGTCACCTGGCTTAAGGTTAGAAGCATCTGCTGGTACACTCATAGATTCTACAAAAGGAACCCAGCTACGAATCTGAATGTATTTCTTACGATAGTCATTAGTACCGTAGTTAGCAAATACACGAACAGAACCTAAATTAGGTAAAGCTGTCTTTAACATTTTCATAGATTCATCTAACATAGCTTCTGCGCTACTTACAACAGGAAGTTGTGCGTTAGGCCCTAGAGCACAGTGTAACAAATGCTTAAGAATTTTACCTTGTTTCTTAATCAATTGCTCTACAGTTTGCCACTGAGTAGCTTTACTAACATACCATAATGGTGTATTACAAGCAGCTCCATTATTATCTGTAAAGATAATTTTGTAGTCAGGAGCCATTTCTTTATCTTCTGCTGATTTTCTTACTAAAGAAACTTTTACGTTTTCTACTGTCCCTGCATTTCCTCCGTTAAAAATAGCTACTCCTTGCGCAGGATTAAAACTATCATCGTTTAAATTAATGTTCATCTTTTTGAATTAATTTTTTAATAAATAAATAAATAAAAGTAGGTTAAGCCTACCACTCATCTGTTACTGTTTCCTCTACTTCTTCTGAAGTCTGCGTGCTGCTTATTACAGGTTCCAAAAGAACAGGTTCTTCTTCTTCCTCTACTATAGGAATATTTAATTCTGTTTCTGTATTAATTTCTTCTATTGTAGTATCTGTTGTAGTATTTGCTACCTTAAAATAAGGTTCTCCTTCTACTGACTCTATGTGCAAATAGTTTTCTACAGAAGTATCTAATTTTAATGTATAAGCAATAAACTCATATGTCTTTTTATCAGAAAAAGAAAATGACTTATTAACTTTAAAGAACTTCATGCTCTCATTTTCTGTCAAAGAAGCTGCTAATACAATCTTATTTACAGCAGTGTCTCTACCGAAAGTTACAAATGATTCTTTTCCATCTTCAGGTTTAACTAGTCCTAAACTGTCTACAGCAGCTTTGTTAAAACTAAGTTTACGGCCTGAACCTTTTTTTGCAAAAGCAGACATTGTTACTACAGGAGTCGTAAACTTCTCCGTTTTTGTTGCACGTTGTGCGGGTACTCCCCAATCAATTCCCATCTTGTTTAAGTTTTAAGGGTTAATAATACAAATTAATAATACTCTTTAATAGCCTTATCTACGATAGTCAAATCGTTAGCGATATGTTCTTCTTCAAACATTTCTATAGGCGTTTTACAAGTGTCAGAACCATTAGTAGTTGTTCTAAATATGTGGTTGTTAGGTTCTCCTGGAGAACGTTTAACTTCACAATACAGAACTATAGAACTAAAGCTCTCAGGTACAAATCTTTCAAGCTGCTTACCTTGCACAGCTACTCTTTCTACTCCAAATCCTGAATCATCATAATGAACTTCAGGATGTGCAAATAGATAAACATGTAAATCATCTCTAACTCTATCGTTAATGATGTTCATTAAGTCATACATACCGCCTGAAAATTTACCCCACTTCTCGAAACCTTTAGACGCTCTAAATGTTTTACTCATAACATGGTCTGTCATAATTCTAGACCAAGTATCAATAACAAAGGTTTTAATCTCAGGTTTGTTTTTGTGGACATCTTTCAATGCTTCTATGACTTCATCTATACTAGATGATTTTTTGTAATTGCCTACTTCTTCAGAGTATTTCTCTTCAAACTTTCTAAAAGGCAAAGGTTTTTGATCCGTGTTCATAATAAATGTACTACTTGGATCTAGGTTTCGTAATGAGGTAGATTTCCCCATACCAGATTTACCTACAATAAACACTAATTTTCCCATACTTCTTGTTATTTTTTTGGATAATAAATATACTACTTTTTTAACTATTTAGCAAGCATTTGATGCTTGACTTCTACACTCTTTTTCTTCCGCTTTCCCCAGTATTTACCACGTAAATAGGGGAAATCTTCTTGCGTTTTTCTAGACGCTCTAGCTATAGAATCTACATAAGGAATCTTACGATTACTCATGTCTTTTAAGAACTGTTTTACTGGAGTATCTACATCATAATGAATGTGTTTTAAATACTTATAATACAGTAGCTCATTAGAATCTCTACATCTAGGTGAGTTAATTAGGGTTAATTTTACCCATTCTTTAAAATCTGCTATCATACAATTTTGTTTTTGTTTAAAATGTCTTCTAATAATTTAGGGTTAGCTTTTATATCAGAAGCTTTAGGAAGTTCTTCAAACTTACCTACAGCTCCTTGAAAATGAAAACCCATAGACATACTATCCATACCATCACGATTCTTTAAAATATGGCCTGAACGGTAACTTCTTCTAAGAGGAAAATTTCCTTCTAAAATAGGATAACCACGATGTTCTGCTATACCGTAACGAAATGGATTAAACAAAGCTATAACTGTGTTAGCATCTTCTTGTGTAGCACCTGTGTCTTTAAAGTCAGATAGTTGAGGTTCTACAGAATCTTGTTTCTTACGATCCATTCCTTCTATTCCTCTATTAAACTGACTAACCACTACAGGGCTAAATTTAAACGTATTCCTAAAAAATACTAGCATTTTAGAAGCTCTATCCATAGCTTCTTTTTTACTAGAATCTTTTTTATTTTTATCAATTAAACTAATGTGATCTATAATGATCAAGGTAATTAGATTAGGGTCATTAGGAGTATACTGAGTAACAATATTGTGCTCATTTCTCTCCACTTTGCCTCTACTTTCAGCGTATTTCATAACATCACTGTACAAGTAGTCAGGACTAAGACTATTTCTAAAAAACAATACCTCATCTTGCATCACATTAAAGTACTCTTGATAAGTAGGAATAAGTTTCTGTACTTCTCTCGGTAGTTTGTGTATTCCTCTGCTAAAGATTTCGTTTACATTAGTTAGAATTCCATGGTCTTCCCATATTTTTCTAGAAATGAATTTTGCAATCTTAACAACAGGATCAATCTCTAACGAGTAATAAATAATCTCTAGAGAGTTAAAAGGGTCTTTCTGTGATCTTAAATGATCATAAGGATTAAACACATAAGCTTCGTCAACAATAGCAGTTTTACCTGTACCAGTTGCACCGCCCCATGTATCATATCTTCCTTGTTGTACACCTGCAATATATTTATTTAATCTATTGAAGCCCATAGGTAAACCTACATTTAGTCCTTTAACACCTCTATCAATCTCTACTTGTAATTCTTCCCATACTTTTCTTTTTCCCATATTAAATTGAATCTACATGATCGCTGCCTTTTTCAGTAGCAAATCTTGTTATAAATACTTCCCAGCTCTCCCACTTAGCATTGTTAATTACTACCTCTAGAGAAGGTAGAAACTGTAATTGTGCAGCTATCTTTTGTCTTCTAACAAAAGCTTTAGTAGCTTCTACTGCTAATTCATGTTCTTTTTTAGAAGTAATTTTTGTTAAGTATTTTTTCTCTATTCTTTTACCTTCTACAGTATCAGAACTTCTAGGACGTAATATCCTATTACCTACTTTCATAGGGTACTCATTAAAAAAATCTAAAAAATTAATGTCATCAGAGCGTATGTCTAATAACTTAGCAACATTTTTAACACTAATAACAGTATTTGTTATCTTGCTTTTATGAGCCTTGTCTAAAATATATTTAGTGCCTATCAAAGAGTTCCTAATAGAAACAGCTTCTGAATAACTAAATACCTTTTTAATAACATCCCAGTCTTTAAAATATATCAAGTGTAATAACGCAAATTGATTAGGATTAAGTTTATTTCTAGAAAGTTTACTAAAATTTAAATCCATAGTTAATCTTTTAAATTAATAGTTTTAACGACTCCTTCTTCTGTGTAGTCTATCACACCTTTTTCTAAAACTTTAGCAAGAACAACTAATTTAGCAGGGTCTATAAGACAAACTGCTTTAGCTATTTGCTCAATTCCATTCTGAATTTTACGAAAAAGTTCTTCATCTTGTTTCCATAAAGTATTAATATGCTGGTCACATGTAGAGGTTATTTCTTTTTCTAAACGTTGAGCAGCTTGTTTTAAAGAATGCTTATAGAAACTAGTTTCTTGTAATTCATCCAGTGTTTCGTGTAATATTTGACTAGTTGTTAAGGATATTATTAGAATCTTTTTAGCTTCTTTAGTTGTGTACATTTTGTTCTAGTTTAATTAAGTTTACAAATCCTTTTATACTAACAGCAGTTATAAACGAAGGATCAACTCCTCTCATTCTTTTTTCTAACCATTTTTCTTCTTGTGTATCAGGACTATATAAGTTAATAAATATAGCTTCTTTGCCAGGCACATGTCTTATAACTCTGCCTAGCTGTTGTATAAAAGTTAAAGCCGTAGAATTACTACCTGCTACAATGCCAATAGAGCATTCAGGAACATCTAAACCCTCGTTAAGAGCTTTGCATGTATTAATAATTCTTACTTTAGTACGTTTGTCTTTAAAAGTTTTCATTACTATACCCTGAGACTTCTTAGTAAGTTTACTATGAAAAGTTAAGGATACATCTCCCAATACTTTTTGCAAAGAATCTGCAAAATCTGTATTAGCACTAAAGGTAAGGCCATTTCTATCAGGAAACAAGTCTACAATGGTTTTTACTGCAGATATTTTGTTAGAGTTATTAAGACAAATCTTCTTTCTGCTTCTCATAGAATTATAGTAAGCCGCAGCTTTACCTCTTTCCACATTATCGTCAGAAGAAATCCACTCTTTAGCAGTTTTAAATGCTTCCATACCTCTACCCATTTGCATAGAATAGAACCTAAAGCTAGCGTCTGCTTTTTTATAAGCTGCTAGTTCATCAGGCGCAAGATCAACCATTACATTGTAAATTTTGTAAGGAGATATCCAACTATGTTTTAGAGCATCTTCTATAGTAATAGTATCAAACACTTGCATGTGTTCTAAGATAATATCATGATGACCATCTTCTCTTTCTAAGGTAGCAGTAAGGCCTAGAATATACTTATAAGCGCTTCTTTCAAATATCTTTTTAAAAGTTTCTGCAGCATATCTATGTACCTCATCTAAAATAAGTAAATCACAATCATGATTTAATTTTACAGCAGAATTGATAACATAAACACTAGCTATTTTAACTTTATTTTTAGCTAACTCATTTTCCCACTGCTCTTTAAGAGTAATCGTAGGTACTACGACTACTACAGAACTGATTCCTTTACGTTTTATCATTCCTACAATAGCACGTATAGCAGTATATGTTTTACCAAATCCTGTAGGATATTGAGCTATGCCTTTAAACGAAGCTTTGCTCCATTTACTTAGGCCTAGTATTTGTCTATCATCTCTGTTCATAAAAATTAAATTACTTTGTTAATATTACTAAATATAAAAACTCTAGCAGCTCCTCCCATAGTACTTATTCTAATAGTATTTTTATAGTGGGATAGTTTATCAAATTCTTGTTTATTTAACTGCATTGTGACACTTCTTTTTCTAACAAAATCATCTTTTTCTTTCCTATTTTTATTATTAAAATCAGTAATATAACTAGGAAACTTTTCTCTAACATCTATAGTATTATTTATGTAAGATATATCATTTTGTAAATGATAAGCATTGTCTTTACAATGAGTTACAGAAGTTCTATGCATTTTAAATAATAAACTTATCTGCTCTTCTGTCCAATAAAATTTGTATCTCAATATATTTATTAAGAAATTTCTAGGATCAACATATTTTCTTTTTCTATTTTTTTGACTTAAAATATTTGAT